TCCTGTGTCCACCGGTATTTCAGGATTAGGTACCGGTGTCGCTACCTTCTTAGCAACTCCATCAAGTGCCAATTTAATTTCCGCCATCACCGACGAAACTGGTACTGGTTCATTGGTGTTCGCAACAAGCCCAACACTTGTAACACCAACATTGGGTGTGGCATCAGCAACTAGCATCAATAAAGTTGCCATCACGGCACCTGCAACAGGTTCTACATTAACAATTGCTGACGGCAAAACCTTAACAGCTAGCAACACGCTAACCTTCACAGGCACCGATAGCTCATCAGTAGCATTTGGTGCAGGTGGTACTGTTGCCTATACCGCTAACAAGTTGAGTGCATTTGCTGCAACAACATCTTCAGAATTGGCAGGTGTGATTTCTGATGAAACAGGTTCAGGTGCACTTGTGTTCGCCACCAGCCCAACACTTGTCACTCCTGTTCTTGGTACTCCCTCCAGCGGTACTTTAACAAATTGTACAGGTCTTCCAGTCAGCACAGGTATTTCAGGATTGGGTACTGGTATCGCTACCTTCTTGGCAACGCCTTCAAGTGCCAACTTGGCTTCAGCACTGACTGATGAAACAGGTACCAGCACTGTGGTGTTTAGTGCAAGTCCAACATTTTCAGGCACTGCCAATTTTGCCACCATCAGCGCATCTGGTAACATAACCGTCGGTGGTAATTTAACAGTGAACGGTACTACAACTACCGTTAATAGCACCACAACTACACTTGATGACCCAATCATTACACTTGGTGGTGATACAGCACCCGCATCAGATGACAACAAAGACCGTGGTGTGGAATTCCGTTGGCACAATGGTACTGCAGCTAAAATTGGTTTCTTCGGGTATGATGATAGCACAGGTAAACTTACTTTCATCCCAGATGCCACCAACACTTCTGAAGTGTTCTCAGGCACACTTGGAACCATTGACGTAGGCGCCGTTCATATCAACGGTTCACAAATCGCAGCATCCAATTTAAGTAACGGCACCACAGGTTCAGGTTCTGTGGTGTTAGCTACAAGTCCAACACTTGTCACACCTGCTCTGGGCACGCCTTCATCTGGTACACTAACAAGTTGTACAGGATTACCAATTAGTACTGGTGTTTCAGGATTAGGTACCGGTGTCGCTACCTTCTTGGCCACACCAAGTTCAGCCAACTTAATTTCCGCCATCACCGATGAAACCGGTACCGGTTCATTGGTGTTCGCTACAAGCCCAACACTTGTAACACCAGTTCTTGGTACTCCATCAAGCGGTACTTTAACAAACTGTACAGGATTACCAATTAGTACTGGTGTTTCTGGTCTTGCCACAGGTGCAGCCACCTTCTTGGCAACTCCTTCAAGTGCCAACTTGGCAGCATTGTTAACAGATGAAACAGGAACAGGTGCCAATGTGTTCGCTACAAGCCCAACACTTGTTACACCTAACATTGGTGCAGCAACCGGTACCTCATTAACTACAACTGGCGGCGGAGTTCTTGCTCGCGCAGCAGCAACACAAGATGGTGTGGAAATTCGTGGACGTGCTGGTGGTACCGGTAACTGGGAAGTCGTCATGACACCTGCTACTTTGTCTGCCGACAGAACACTCACATTACCAAACACCACAGGTACTGTGGTCACAACAGGTGACACAGGGACTGTCACCAGCACCATGATTGCTGATGGAACCATTGTAAACGGCGACATTAACGCATCCGCAGCCATTGCAGTATCCAAGTTGGCAGCATCAACCATTTCAGGTGTCACCTTAGGTAACAACTTAAATACATTAACTATTGGAACAGGCCTTTCAGGTACTAGCTACAATGGATCTGCAGCTGTCACGATTGCCAATACAGGTGTAACTTCCAACGTGGCAGGTACTGGTGTATCTGTCAGTGGTGCCACTGGTGCTGTTACCATCTCTATTGGTCAAGCAGTAGGTACAGGTTCCAATGTACAATTCAATAGTTTAGGTGTAGGTACCGCAGGTTCTGGTACTGCGGGTGAAATCAGAGCCACCAATGAAATCACGGCTTACTACTCAGACGCAAGATTGAAAAACTTCCATGGCACCATTGAAAATGCATTAGACAAAGTAAACTCTTTGAATGGGTATTACTTCACTGAAAATGAAGTAGCCAAGTCACTCGGTTACAACAATGACAAGATGCAAATCGGTGTAAGTGCGCAAGAAGTTCAAGCAGTTCTTCCAGAAGCAGTAACAACAGCTCCTATTGATGAAAATTATTTGACAGTAAAATATGAAAAAATTGTCCCACTCTTGATTGAAGCCATCAAGGAACAACAAAAGAAGATTGAAGAATTAGAAGCTAAAATCAACAAGCAATAAGGTAACTACTCATGGCAATTACTACACGCCAAGAATTAAAGGATTACTGTCTCCGTCGCCTTGGGTATCCCGTTATTGAAATTAACGTTGATGATGACCAAGTAGAAGATAGAGTACAAGATGCCATAGATTATTGGAATGAATATCATTTCGATGGTGTGGAACGGGTATACTTGAAAGCACAAGTTGAAGCATCAGAGCTTCGTTTATCCACCATCTTTGCAACTCAATTCACAGTAAATGAAACTGTGACTGGTGCCACATCTGGCGCCACTGCTACCGTGTATGCTGTGAAAAGCAGCAACATATTGAAAGTTCGAGATGTGAATGGGACATTTAGCAACTCAGAAACCATCACAGGTAGCATATCAGGATTTTCCACAACCTTACACGCCACGACAGCTTACACAGAAAAAAGTTGGACCACAGGAGATTTTTCTGTGTCAGATGCTGTAACTGGTATCATTCGCGTGTTGCCGTTTGGTGACGCAGGAAGTAGTCGTGCCAGCACCAACATCTTTGATGTGGTGTATCAATTCCGATTGAATGATATGTACAATCTACTATCATCAGATGTGATTTACTATAATCAAGTAAAAATGCATTTACAATTGCTTGATGATATGTTTGCGGGTTCTCGCAGTTTTTCTTTCAACAGAAAGAAAAATAGCATTCATCTAGATGTAAACATGGATGAAACATTTGAAGATGGTGATTACGTTGTGTTTGAAGTGTATCGAGCATTAAATCCTGAAACATACACAGAAATCTACAATGATATGTTTCTTCGCCGCTATGTGACAGCTCTTATCAAACGTCAATGGGGAGAAAACATGAAGAAGTTTGGTGGAATGCAACTCCCAGGTGGTGTCACCTTGAATGGTCAAGTCATTTTTGATGAAGCTTTATCAGAGCTTAATGAACTAGAAAAAGAAATGCAATCCAGATACGAGTTGCCTGTTGACTTCATGGTAGGCTAACATGGCCACAAATTTCTATTTCCAATCTGGTAGCACATCTGGAACCACAAATGAACAACGGCTTCTAGAAGACCTCATCATTGAAAGCATTAAAATTTACGGTCATGATGTCTATTATCTTCCCCGTACCTCAGTGAAACAAGATGAGGTCCTTGGTGAAGATGTATTAAGTCGTTTTGAAAATGCCTATCCGTTGGAAATGTATCTCACCAATGTACAAGGATGGGAAGGTGACGGTGAATTGTTCACAAAGTTTGGTATTCAAGTTACTGACCAAGCCACGTTCGTGGTATCAAAACGTCGCTGGGAAGATGTAGTAGGCAGCAATCCTGATGAACTATTACAATTACCTTCACGTCCTGCCGAAGGTGATTTGTTATATTTTCCTCGAACAAACTCCATGTTCGAAATTAAATTTGTACAACATTTGAATCCATTCTATCAATTAAATAAATTCTACATTTACAGCATGAGCTGTGAATTGTATCAATACAGTTCAGAACAATTTGATACTGGTGTTGAAGAAATTGATGCTGCTGAAACAGCAAGCTCACAAGACCAATTTGAATACAACATCTTGATGGAATCTGGAGACTTGTTGCTTCTTCAATCAGGTTTCAGCCTCGTTCAAGAACAATTTGGTACCAGAGCATTGGTACCATTCAGTGATAACGCATCATTTGAAACTGAAGGACAAGACATCTTGGATTTCACAGCTATAAATCCTTTCGGTGAATACTAATGTTCAAAGGCAAATATTTCTATCATCAGCATATCAGAAAGGCAATTATTGCTTTTGGAACATTGTTCAACAACATTCAAATTCGTAGAACCAATGATGCTGATGAAACAGTGCAAAGTTTGTTTGTGCCTTTAAGTTATGCACCCAAGCAGAAATTCATTGACCGTATTCGTGAAGCTCCAGAGCTAGAAACAGGTCGTGCCACGTTTGCCATCACATTACCTAGAATTGGATTTGAAATCACCACGTTCAATTATGACCCGTCCAGAAAATTGGCTGTGCGCCAAAATGTTCGTGCGGTGGATGAATCTGGTACCTCGGCCACAGGTGTTCGATATTCATTTGTATCCACACCTTATAACATGGGCATTGGCATGAGTGTGTTTGCTAAAAATCAAGATGATGGGTTACAAATCATTGAGCAAATTCTCCCATACTTCAATCCAGATTTCAATGTCACCATCAACACCATTCCAGAACTAGGTGTGAGAAATGACTTGCAAATTGTATTGGATAATGTTAGTTATCAAGATGAATGGGAAGGCAGTTTTGATAAACGCATGAGTGTCATCTGGGATTTGAATTTCACAGTGAAGTTAAATATGTATGGGTATGTTCGAGATGCCAACCTCATCAAGAAGGTCATTCAGAACATCTATGCAGATCCTGCCTTGGTTGAAGGACAGGTACCAAC